CAATAAATGACACAGTTGGAAAGTGCCCCAGTTGTTGTTTGAAACGATCACTCAGCTTGGTGCCGTTGGTGTTGATCAACAGTTCAAAATTGGTCTTGCGGTCCGCAATACAACGATCCAAGAACTCGTAGAACTCTACCATGGCAGTGGGTTCACCACCGGCCACATACAGCTTTCTCAAATTTGAAAAGTCAATAAAATCAAAGTTGGTGTATTCCACATCAACAAACTGATGATCTTTGACCAAGTTCAAGACCTTATACTCTTTTGAAATCAAATGACTGGCTGTGGGTTCACAGGACCTGCACTGTAGATTACACACGTTGCTGGGCCTAATTTCGTAGTAGGCCGGTGATTTGATCTTTTTTAAATCATCCAAGCTGGTAAAGTTCAATCGATTAGCCCATTCAACAGTTTCTTGTTGACGAGCACTCACAATACCTTGGTCTTCCAACTGATAGCAGGACGAACAGTGTTCAGGTATGCGTTCACCGGCCAGCATCTTGTTTCGTATGTCTGTGTAGTGTGGATCTGTTTGAAAGTCTTTCAGTTGATCTAGTCTAGTAACTTGAGTGGTGCTACGACAACACACTGTGGTATTGCCGTTGATGTTGAGCAGTTCTATAAAAGGAAAAATACAAAAGCTGGGATTGCTGGCCACCAGTTCTTCAAAAAATGTTATGGCTGACCGATAGGAAGGATCCAAGAAAGTTACCTGCTGTGTGCAATCCAACTCGTTGGCCAAGCGTATGGTTTTGTAAAATGCGTCTGGATGTGAATATTGGTCGCAGGACTGATCCAGAATTACAATACTATCAAACTGTCGAGCCAGGTCCAACAGCTTATGATATTCTATATCATACACACTGGAATGATAATAGCCATCATACAGTTGATCTGGCAAGGGCCCGTCCAGTTCACTCAGCAGTCCATAGCAGAGATTGTCATCCTGTTGAGCCAACTCGTTGGTTCGCGTGTCGGTATCAACTGTGTTGTTGCCAATGCATAGGACTTTCATTGTAGTAGATTCATGTGTAGTGCCACCAAGGCTGCATAACTGATGGCATGACTTTGTTTGAATACAAATCCTCTTGAATCATCGCCATCCCAAACCGATGCAAACACTTCACTCCAAGGTCGATTTTGCAGGTGTGCCTTGCCGGGTCTAATAATACTTATAAAGGCTGCCATTCTGGGTATGGAATCTGGTTGCATGGTTCGTAGCAGTTCAGTATAGTTGCCCACGTGAACCAGTTGACCGGCCCAGTCAGGATCAGTCCACAAGCGACTCCAGGTGGGTTCCTGGGCCAGCATGGCTTCATAGTGTTCGGGTGATTTGACCAGCTGATACACACTCATGTTCAGCAGATCTATTTTGAAGTAGCCTAGATTCTCAGCGGTTTCATAGTCAATGGCCGCACACTGGTGCACTGGATCATAAGGAATTGCAGTGGGATACACGCCCGAGTTGTGACGGCGCACCTGTCCTTGGTGCAGTTGTCTAGCTGGTGTTACCTGGATCAAGCGTAATAGTTGTTCTCTATCGCCCAGGTCAATGTCAATATCTGCGCTCATAGTATGTGTAATTTCTTCAAGTGTGGTATCAAGAACTGTTCAGCAAAGGCCTGATGTGCATCAGGTCCATAGTGTGCAATGGCCGGAGTTTCTGGCATGTCCAGAGGCGTGAATTTTTGTTTATAGCACCAGTCAGTGAATCCAAACTGTTCAAGATCCTGTATACGTTCATCGTCGGCCAACTGTGCTTTGAAAAAGTCCAATAGATAATCGGACTCCAGCGGTTCTTCTTTGGGACTTTGAAAGATCAAGAATCCCACATCCAACTGTTCAAACAAAGCTCGCAACATGATCAGATCGGTCAGCAGGTTTATGCGTTCGTGATAAGGGCTGTAGAAAAAAGCTCGTCCTTCACTATACTTCTTGAAGAATTTTTCATTGAGTTCGTAAGGATTATCAGTAGCTATGTCGCGGTCGTTTAGAAGATTGTCACGCCAGGTGACCTGACGACTAAACGCATGAGTTCTAAGATTACTTTCTGCTGGACGGTCATTGTTTTGTATTTCGTCAATCCACAGTTCTGACCTTAGTTCAAAACTCAGACCCAGCAGGGCAATGATCTTTTGATCAGGATTTAGTTGTCGCTGTTGTATTACATCATGCACCGTGGTTCTAATAATGCGACGATTGCAACTGCCTGCCATAGCATTGTTGATGGCAAATCCGCCCACTGACTCGGCCACTGCATGAGCATAGGTTCGACCAACCAAGGATTCATGATAATTTTCATCACTGTAGCTGTCACCGTTGCAGTAGATCAAAGGAAAATCCATTACCAGCCTGCCTTTTCTAATAGTTCTTTCACATACTCTTGATCGGCCGGATAGTCAGAAAATTTCTTCATCCAAAAGTCCGAATCAATGTAGGGCCAAACCATGGCAATCTGTGTGGCATCTAGTTCTGATAAAAACTTCTGTCCAGACTCACAGTTGTATATGATCCAAGGACTGATACGACCTGTGGTCACAGCATACACCATGCTATTGCTGTTGCCATAACGTAGGCAATCCTCAGCTGGGTGGCCGGATCGTTCACTCCAGTCTATGCCAAACTCCATGGCACGGGCTAGAGCATCGTTCACATTCTCCACACGCAGGTAGTCGGTTAGGTATTCGGTATACACAGTATCCTTGGCCCAGTGATCCAACTTCTTGTTCTGCTTTAATACCCATTCTACAAAGCGTGCTGGATTGATGGCACGGATATCTACACAGTAACGACCAAACTTCACAAAGGCCTTGTAGTAAGGACTGTCAGCAAAGTCATCAAAGGTTTTTAATCGTGCGCTGCCCTGTGTGAGTTCGTAGAACTTGATATAGGCCTGGAATCCCAGGCGCACACCGGGTTCATTTTGTTCCTGGCGCCGACGCCGCGGTTCGCACGAATGCACCGCAAGACTGGACTCTTTGATAAAGTCCTTCTTACAATACTGGCAGGTATACTTCATTTTTTAACGTCTTTTCCTAGAGCTTTCACGTATTCGTCTATGTCTTTCTTGGTATTGATTTCGGCCATCAAGGCTATTTCATCATCTTTCAAGTGTGGATACAGTTCAGCCAACTGTTTGCGAATAGCACTGGCACCGGATTCCTTTTTCTTAGGCGCGATCCATTGATGACGATGTGTGCCCATGCCGGGACTCACCGTGGTCGATACCAACCACTGTAGCTTGGGATGTCGGTTGATGTCAAAGAATCTCTTGTTCAAGCGTTCATTGGTGCTGATCAAATAAAATTCCTGTAGGTCTGCGGAACCTTGCACACAACTGCCCCAGCGCAACATAAGAAAGTTACTGAACTTCTTGCGTTCCTCATCGGTCAGCTCATCATAGAATCCACGATTTTTGCGATCAAACTGTGCCATCTCATTGGCAATGCTTAACTTGTCACTCAATTTTTCCGTCCAATACTTGTTGTTGATCTAATTTTACTTGATCTTCCAGGGCTGTGTCAAGAGTAATACCAATTTCTGGTGCTATGTGATCACGCAACCATAACCAATGCGCCCAGGGCTGTGGATGATGATCATTGTCCGAATACTTGTGAACCAGATGTGTGTTGAATCCGGACACATCTCTCACGGCCAGGCAGTTGCTTTTGAGATAAAAATGTGAGAAATTTTCTCTATTGTGCATGTTGACCAATCTGGGATCTACTTGATATTCAGTTTCGCCTAGGAACCAATCGGTCATGGTAAAGTTCCAAAGATCATACCCAACCAGCTGACTGTGCATGACCACACTACGCACCGCATCCAAGGTATTTCTAAATCGTTCTATAGGGCTGTAAAAGTGTTTTAAAAATACCTTGTCAATGGCCACACTACCACTGTAGATCCATTTGCCCTGAGGACGACGTCGATCCATGCCGCATTGTTCGGTCATGAGCAGTTCAGCATTGAGACGTTTGCTGTAGAAATACTTGTGTTCAGAATGATCATCAAATCTGTTGAATCGATCAAAGCCGGTCCATTGCACTACCACGGTATCGCCTGGTTGAGCTGTGTCAATTATGTTGCGGGCTATGGTTTGATTGTCGGCACCACCGTGTGCTGTGTTCACATAGTCATCATAGTGCCGACCCAGGTAGTCAGCCCAGGTAGGCCAACAGTGTGTGGTGCAACTACAACCGCCGGTGACTAGCCTCATTTACCAGGCCTGATTGTAGTTGACCACTTCGCAGTTGCGACTGATGTCCTTGACAAAATAAACACACTCAGGTTGATCACCTTCGCCCAAGGGCACGCACAACATCTGTCCGTTTTTGAGTTTGGGTGCATACCAAGTGACCTCTTGATACACGTCAATGATTTCCACATCAAGAAAGCTGGGACGGAAACTTGAAAGTGGATTGAACTGAAATGCTTTGAAGCCACGGTCATTGATCGATGTCAAGGGCAACACTTCCAAGTCGCCAAGATCAGGTTCGCCAATCAGGACTTGCCAGTCCACAGGCATTTTGATTCGGTGTTCACCAATACGCAACACCAGAGCTGGGCTGGTAAAGCTCTCTAAGAATATTAAGGGTATGTAGTGATAGTCTGGATCTTTGGGATCGCTGTTGTCAAATATGGCAAAGCGCATGTCATCTACTTCTTCGGGTAAATGATCTAGGTCAAATGGTGCGTTGTCTAAGGTTAATATTCTCATAAGTTTATTATAACACATTTTTTGGTCATTGCAACCTTTACTTCCACTCTAGTTTTTCTTGTGTGAAGTTGTATTTGGCTTCCTTGTAAAACTGCTTGCGTTTGGTTAGATGTCGTTTGGCAAACTTGCAGGTCGAAGTCACGTCCCAGATTTGCACGTGGTCTTTGTCTTCGGCCTTGCGTATTCCTCTTCCAATGCTCTGTATGACCCGCACAAAACTTTTGCCAGGTTCCACAAGCACAAGATTAAAGATACGGGGTATATTGATACCAACAGCAGCAACACCATAGGTAGCCACAATAATTTTTCCAGTAGCGTCGGCCACTTCGTCATATTCATCTTGCCTATCCTTTGCTTTGGTTGCTCCTGATACCATGACTGCTCCGTCACCCAAGCGTTCAATGAGTCCTTGTCCTGCCGCAATACGATCCACTAGGACCAAGGTATTGCCGGTTAGATTAACTTGTCGTATCAAGTTGGCAATGGTATCCAGGCGGTCGGGTTCTTCCAACAGAAACTTTAACTCGCTTTGATAGTTTGAAAACTCGGCATGGTCTACCAACTGCACAATGTTCACATGACACTGTGCCAGGACCCCTTGACTCTGTAGTTCGCTGGCACTGAGTCGTCCTATGACTGGTCCAAGACTACATTTAAGTGCTTGGAATTCAAATGGTTCTTTGGGTATGGTTCCTGTCAGGCCCCAGCGTAGCGGTATACGACTCATCACTCCTGTGAGTAGGCTCTTGAGTGCATCGGCCTTGGCCATATGCACCTCGTCCACAATAACACACACCACGTCTTCCAGGAACTCGCCAATGGTGCAATCGCCTACTCCGGCCTTGGTATTTTTTAACAAGACATTCAAGCTCTGCCAGGTGCAGATGGTGTGCTGTCGGCCCCACTCTTTACGGTCACCAAAATAAACACCCACATCTTGTTGCATGTTGATGTAGTCTTTTTCGGTCTGGGTCACTAGACTCTTGTTGGGCACAATCACAATGGTTCTGCCATACGGTGCCACTGCATTTGATAGTGCGGCTGTGATCACTGTCTTGCCTGCACCGGTGGCAATCTCCTGTATGCATTGTGGATTCTCAAGAAAGTTGTTGATGATCTCTACTTGATAGTCACG